GAGGTAGGAACAGATGCACCACATCATAATATACTAGAAAGATACTATGGTAAGGATTGGAAACCTACACCACAGGAAGGACTTGAGGATCATTACTAATGAAAGGTTACACCAAGGAAGATATTAAAAGGATCTTAGGATCCTCTTGGCCTACTATGCCTGAAGACCACGAGACTGGTAATCAGATGAGAAGAAGAAAGGGTAATGAGATGAGAGCAGGGTTAAGACCTTACCCAACATACCCATCAAAGGAGTCAAGGATAGCAGACACTTCAGGTAAGTTTGATGAGAATGGACAATATATCTACCCACCAGGTTCTGGATTTAAGTACAAACAATGGTTGTTAGATCATCCAGATTCAGCCGAAGCAGCATCCAGCACAAAAGTATCATAACTCGGTAATTACGGTAATGAATAACCCTATTTGGTCTATAAATATTATGATTGGTATCCTACTAATAGCAGTAGGTATATCAATATATTGGATTTTTAAATACGATGATTGGTATCCTAACACCAGTATTAATAGTCACTTCTCCTCTGAATCCGAACACGTTGATTCAACAGATCAGGGATCACCAGTCTCAGAAGGATAGAACTCCTGTAGAGGAGATGCTAAATAATACACTTGAAGAATTTGAAGATGGGCAAGTTAAACCCCCCAAGCAGGAAGAGTTGTTACAATTTCCGAGTTACGAAGATCAACAAGGTAGTAGACGGAGACACGATAGATGTCACGATAGACCTTGGATTCGATTTATCCAAGAAAGAACGGGTAAGGATTGCTGGAGTGGACACCCCAGAGAAGAGAACCCGTGATAAAGAAGAGAAAGCACTTGGAATCGATGCAACCGAATGGCTCAAATATCAACTCAACGATGTTATTAAGAGTGATGACGAATTGGTTATTAGGACTGAGCTTGTTGGTGGGGTCGGCAAGTATGGTAGGCTTCTGGGCTGGCTTTACGTTGGGGAGTCAAACGTCTCAGTCAACGAGCAAATGATATCACAGGGTTATGCTTGGGAGTATGACGGTGGTACTAAGAAGAAAGATTTTGAAGAACTAAGGGAGATACGTAGAGAACATGGAACTCTCTGAAGAAAATGTGGTTAAAGTTCTTGAAGAACTTGTTCCCTACATAGAAGCTGATGGTGGATTTCTTCAACTCGTAGAGATAGAAGAAGAAACTGGATATGTTAAAGTACGATTAGGTGGTGCATGTGAGACATGTGCTATGAGTACTATGACTTTGAAACAAGGCATCGAACGTAAACTAATGGAAGAAATTCCTGATGTTGTTGGTGTTGTACAGGTATTATAATGGCTACACAAACTGATGTATATCTTGGTAACCCCAACCTGAAGAAGGCAGGTACTGAGATACAATTCACAAAAAAACAAGTAGAAGAATGGATCAAGTGTAAGAATGATCCATTGTACTTTGCATGTAAATACATGCAGATCATTAATTTGGATGAAGGTCTTGTACCTTTTCAGATGTATGATTTCCAGAAGAAAATCTTGATGGACTTTCATGAAAACAGATTCAACATTGCAAAACTCCCTCGTCAGACTGGTAAATCTACAACTGTTGTTGCTTACCTTCTACACTATGCTATTTTCAATGATAGTGTTAACATCGGTATCCTAGCAAACAAAGCATCCACTGCTAGGGAATTATTAGGTAGACTTCAATTAGCATATGAGAATCTACCCAAGTGGATACAACATGGAATATTAGTATGGAACAAAGGTAATGTCGAACTTGAAAACGGGTCAAAGATACTGGCTGCTTCTACGTCTGCAAGTGCTGTCCGAGGCATGTCGTTCAATATCCTCTTCCTCGATGAGTTCGCTTTCGTTCCGAACCATGTTGCAGAGCAATTCTTTGCATCTGTTTATCCTACTATTACTTCTGGTAAGTCAACGAAAGTCATAATCATCTCCACCCCTAATGGAATGAATCACTTCTACAAGATGTGGGAGGATGCTAGAAGGGGTAAGAATGGTTACACAACCAATGAAGTACACTGGTCTCAAGTTCCAGGCAGAGATGCTAAGTGGAAAGAAGAGACGATGAAGAACACGTCCAAGAGACAGTTCGCACAGGAGTTTGAGTGCGACTTCCTTGGATCTGCAGATACATTAATATCACCAGCCAAATTACAGGCTATACCGTTCACTGACCCCCTAGTTAGCAATGCAGGATTGGACATACACGAGAGAGTACAAGAGGATCACGAATATATTATTACTGTGGATGTTGCCAGAGGAATCGGTGGCGATTATTCTGCTTTCATCGTATATGATATCACCACTATGCCGTATAAAATTGTTGCCAAGTATCGTAATAACGAGATTAAGCCTGTACTGTTTCCCTCAGTCATCTTCCAAGTAGCAAAACAATACAACTATCCATACATCCTAGTAGAGGTTAATGATATAGGTGATAGCATAGCAGCAACATTAAACTATGATCTTGAGTATCCTAATGTACTCATGTGTGCTATGAGAGGTAGAGCTGGTCAGATAGTAGGTCAAGGGTTCTCAGGTAACAAGACACAGTTGGGTGTTAAGATGAGTATTACTGTGAAGAAGCAAGGTTGTGCTAACCTCAAAGCAATTATAGAAGATGATAAGCTTACATTTAATGATTTTGAGATATTCCAAGAGTTGACTACGTTTGTGCAGAAGAAACAAGCATGGGAAGCAGATGAAGGATATCATGATGACCTAGTAATGTGTATGGTTCTCTTTGCATGGTTGTGTATGCAGGACTTCTTTAAGGAACTTACTGACCATGATGTAAGAAGAAGGATATATGAAGAGCAGAGAAACCAAATAGAACAGGACATGGCTCCATTTGGATTCATAGATGATGGATTAGGTGATGATACTTTTGTTGATGCTGATGGAAACTTCTGGTATGGAGATACAGAAGAGTCTGTTACATACATGATGCCTGATTTATAATGGACTTAGAACAGCAGTTTGATCTAGAACACTTGCTGTTCAAGCAGAGAGCATGTAGGACATGTGGAAGAACTAAAGACTTACTTAATGATTACTATTTAATTCGTAAGAATAGAAGTAGACTTGCTTCATCGTATTCGTATGAATGTAAATTGTGTACGATAGAACGGGTAGTAAAAACCAGAAAGAGAAAGAGATATCAGGATGGTATCAAGGCAGGTGATTTCTATGAAGAACCTGTTGGATTTGATTACAGATACCCAGATTGGTGATGTTCATGCATTGTTTCCCCATTCAAGAGTTACTATTTTCTAAATAACTATAGACAATTTTAGCGATCATTTATCGGGAGTAACAAAGCATGGCAAGTCAAATCTCGCCTGGTGTTATCGTCAAGGAAAGAGACCTGACAACTGGAACAGTTGTTAACTCTGCAGCAACTAATGCAGCAGTAGTTTCAACATTTCAGAAAGGTCCAGTTGGCGAAATCACACAGATCTCTTCTCAGAGAGAATTAGTAGATACATTCGGTAGTCCAGGAGATTCAAACGCAGACGACTTTTTTGTCGCATCTGAATTTCTGAACTATGGTGGTCGTCTTGGTGTTGTTCGTGCAGAAACTGGAGCAGTTAACGCTGGTGCAGGTGCGATCATCAAAAACAAGGTAGACTACGAATCAAGAATTGAGCAAACCACACCAGCATGGAAGTGGGCTGCTAGAACACCTGGTATATGGGGTAACGACTTTGATGTTGTTATTGCTGACCGTGGTGCTGACCAATATGTTAAATTTGCTTCTGCCCCAGCTGGAATGACTGCTGGTACAGATGTAACATTCTCTTCTGGTAAAGCTGGAGAAGTTCTTTCTTACGACTCCACTACTTACGAAGCTGCTGTTATACTAAATGATCCTACAGTTCGTGTTACTGCTACAGATACCCTCGATACTCCCGATGAGGGTCGTGTAACTGGAGTTGCAGTTGGAAATGCTGGTAGTGGATACACTACAGGAACAGGACTTGCAACAACAGGTGGTGGTGGTACTGGTGCTAAAGTAGACATCACAGTTGCAGTTGGTGTACCTGCTACAATTACTATTGCTGCTGGTGGTTCAACTTATGGTGCTACTGGTACTAATGTTGGTGTTACAGGTGGTACTGGATCTAACCTAACTGTTGACTTCACTTCTACAGGTGGTGTTGTTGATGGTATAACAATCAATACTGCTGGTACTGGTTATACAGTTGGAGATACTATCACAATTACTGGTGGTGGTAACAACGCAACCTTTACAATCGCTTCTGTTCTTGGTGCTATCACTGGTGTTGCTGTTGCAACTGATGGTGCTGGACTTGGATATGCTGTTTCAGATGCGTTGACTATTGTTCAAGCTGGTGGTGCTGCTGGTACTGCGACAGTTTCAACAATTCAAGACTCAACAATCGCTGTTACAGTTTCTGACTGGTGGACTAATACAAACACAGACGGTACTAAGTCTAGTTCCGATGATGGTAAGATTAAACTATCTGCTATCGGTCCTCGTCCTGGTTCTTCTGCATTCGCTACAAACTTAGGTTTGAGTTATGACGAAGTTCACGTTGGTGTTATCGAAAGATCAACAAAAACTGTTGTTGAAAGACTACAGTATCTTTCTAAGTTTACTGACGGTGTATCTGCTGAAGGTGCTTCTGCTTACTACCCAACAATTGTAAAAGAAGCTTCTAACTACATTTACTTTGGTTCACATAACACAGCAGCACATAATCCTACTACTGCTGGTGCTGGACTTGCTGCTGGTACTGCTGGTTCTGCTGGAACTTCAGGTCAGAAGTTACAACTCTTTGGTGTTGTACAAACTTCATTGACTAGTGGTACAGATGACTATGCATATACAGTTGGTGAATATACAACTGGTTTAGAACTCTTTAACGATAAAGAAACTGTTGATGTAGACTTCATCCTTATGGGTGGTTCAATGTCTACTGAAGCAGATACTAAGTTAAAGGCTGCTGCATGTATTACTACTGCTAACCTTAGAAAAGATGCTGTTGCATTCGTTTCTACACATAAGGGTAACCAAGTATCTGGTACATCAGCACTTACAAGAACTGCACAGAAAGATAACACAATTAACTTCTTCTCTGCACTAAGTTCTTCTTCTTATGCAGTGTTTGATAGTGGTTATAAGTATTTCTATGATCGCTTTAACGATTCATATCGTTACATTCCTTGTAATGGTGACGTTGCTGGTCTATGTGTTGCAACTTCTACAACACTTGATGACTGGTTCTCACCTGCTGGACTATCACGTGGTGGAGTTCGTAACGCTATTAAGTTAGCATACAATCCAACACAAGCAGATAGAGACGAGCTTTATCAGAATAGAATCAACCCAGTTGTTTCTTTCCCTGGTCAAGGCATAACTCTATTTGGTGATAAGACTGCATTATCCTCACCTTCTGCATTTGATAGAATCAATGTTAGAAGACTCTTCATCAATATTGAAG